CTGGTGTCTTCAGAACAACTAACCACTTTATGTTAAAGAACATCACAGAACATGTTTTTGATATGTTGGGGCCCGTTCACTCGTCTTTCGGTAACCAGCCGATCAAAGCTCGTCAAGGCATTTTCCTTATTCTACCCTATCTAACTAACACATTTAAACCTACCCAGTCAGAAACCTATTGTAAGAGGTCCTAGGCCCTGAGTTGGCTCCAAAACCTACACCCATCATTTGTCCTACCTTCATAGCTCCATAGATGATGTCTCGAATGTTCTTGACACCACCCAAAATCTGTTGGGTAGTTGTGGGTGGGGGGACCACTGGGTCTGATGAGACACCAAACGGTGTGGCTGGAGTCCACTCCCATATGGTTGTAACGCGAAAATACCCATTCACAGTGGAACTGGCTGTTCCGGAGGTACAATCTACGTTCCTCAAGAGGAACAAGACGGTACCACGTCCAGACAAATTACCCTCAGTGACCGTAGTAAACCGCTCATCCACTTGGGTAGGTAACCAATTGGCCTCATACACGGCTGTTGAATTGCTGTCAGAAATCTGACAGATGGGGGCCACCCCTGAGGCTGAGATCAGCTCCCCCCCAACCAACACAGTGGTGGGGGAGTAACACCGCGACACAGTACCACTGCGAGTTGCTATCGGACCATTGGGCACCCACTCGACACAACTGGCGGCAGGACGAAAGTCTCTGACGACACCTGTCTCAACTATGAAATTCCCAGGCCCCATTGTAGCAGAAAGCGTTGCGGTCGTGCCAGCGGCTGTAAAGCCAGTCACGTACCCAGTACCGGTGCCATAATTCGATGGAGTCCATTGAAACATGACATCAGCATACTGTACGTTAGCCAGGCCAATAACAGGATACTCATCTACCGTACGGATCATATAGCCTGAATCCATGCCAGCGTAAGGCGGGCGGACTGGCGTAGCCGCACAGGGGTCGGCCCACATGCGTAACACAGCATCCCTATAACTGTTACCAGGATAAGGACGATTAGCACGCTTCTTCGATAAGCCAGTAAGCTTCTTGTTAGGTTTGCCATTATTCTTCTTAATATTCTTAACCATTATCACTATTTAACTATGCAAGAGGTAGAGTGGTGATTCTCGTACCCCTGCGGATAGCACCAGGACCTGTTGGTCCCAGCACTCTTCAGCGACCACTTGTTTATCAGGGAGGATACCAAAAGCTTTCCAGAATGAATAGCGTGCCTCTGACGTCACCTCGGACCAAGTCCGATGACTGTCGGCTGCCATCATCTTAAAGCCATTCTCCATGGACGGATCATCCATAACCGCCCCAGGTTTACCGTGGCAGCGTAGCATCTGGTAGAGATTCTGCATCATGGGGAGGCCACCGGCAATCGCCAGCCCACACTCTCCAACTGCATGCATCCATTTCTCACACCCAGTGCCCAGGTCGATCACCGTACACAAATCCTTATCCACGCAAACGCGAGGATCCCTGCACATTACCCAAACCTTCCCATCAAAGACTGGTTGAGTCTGGCAGAATGATATCTGCTCAAAGACGTCGACCAAATCCTCAACTTCGAGTATCAACCCATAGGGCTTAAAGTGCTCAGTGATCGCTGACATTATGGTCTCTGAATCACGGCGCTCACAAATAATGACACAATCATCACCATTGTTAGCGAGCCGCATCTTCAGACCAAGTTTCTGCCTCAGCGTCCACATCACTGCACTCATAATAAGGCAGTTGCCCATACCGGTGTTCATGTCCCCTGACATCCTCCGGCCTTTGACAACATACTTTATGATACCATCAGGGCATCGTGCAAACCCATGATTCACAAGCTGCATCTGCAGCAGCCGCCTCAGTTTGGGACGGTGTGCCTTCGAGAACATCCTCAAGTAGACGTCGTGTTCAAACTCGAGGAGAGTGGTATTGACATGTTGGTCGAACCGAGTAGCATCAGTAGCGATAGCAACTGGATCGTCCATCTCTTCCCACATCTCCCTCAAAGCAGTCGCGACGCCTTCAGGATTCAGCCCCTTAAGCACGGTGGGCCCACCCCAAACATCCGCGATACCTCTACATAACGGCTTCTCTAGCCGCTTTAGGTATCTGCCAACCTCAACGTTGAACCGCGGTGATCGTGGCTGAATCACTCGCGGTGCGGAATCGGGTTTCTTGCGAAAGTCTAACTTCTCGCATTTTACGAATGTGGACATGTAGGCATCACTCAAATTGAGTGGTCGCGTTGCCAACGACTCCGACGCTTTCGTATAAATGTTTCTCTTGCGGCCCAGATAACTATTCACGAATTGCTCGCGTGTTATCGGGCGACATTGAGGAACACTCGCAACCAATGCTTCTACGAAAGGCGCCGTCTCCCTACATACCACATCCGCCGCGGGACTGAGAGGTTCGGTGATTTTGTCAGGCCCAACCCTGAACAAGACCCTCTCTTCAAGCCCGCGCCGCACGTTTTCTAGGTTGTTATTATACACACCGTATTCCTCGTCATGGCCCAACCCGGTAATGGTCCACAACTTCCGCGATTTCGGGCACCCCCCAGTCTCGACCACCTCCCATCTAAGGATCTGCTCGCTAGCTAATGCTTCCACATCAACATGCTGGCCGATGGTATTTCTACCTGGTCTTACATTTAGGCACCCCTAGGCTCGCGTATACCTGAGGCCTTCAACCTCAGGTGTCCCGGCAATCCACCGAGCAAGGCCATTCCAGAACCTGGAACCTCTCGGCCTCATCTCATCCATCCTCCTCGCAATTGCATGTGAGCCTCTAATCTGATTAGCCAGGACGTCATACTTGGTTGGTATGAACACCATATCAACCGCAATGGCCTGAAACTTACAGACATCGACCGCCCGAACGTCATTGGCTTTGAGTTCCTTTGAGACTAGCTCATAGGCCACTAGCCGATTCGCCTCAGTCGGCCGAGGGAGTCCCATCTTGCACTTGACCACCCTAGCTATTTTCGAAGCAAACCTAAAATAGTTAGGGGTGCCGATCTTCGGGAGGGCATCTTGATACTCCTCATGATCCTCCGCGAATACGACATCACCCCCCACTAAAGGTTTATCAACGTCATCACTATCAATCGCAGACATAGCTAAAGCACCATCTCGTGTGATCATACCTCTGCATAAGCATCTACTGATCAGAAAGCAGAATGCACAGCTGGTTAGGCCGAGCAAGAAGTTAATGAGGATTGTGTAAAGCATGGTGGATGGGAAGTTGTCGTCTGTCCGAACTGTCGAAGGCAACGGCCTCCTGCATCCAATAACTGCACACGCCAACTTTCGGGTTTGTTGACGCTGCTCCAATGTTTTACGGGCCACACCCATTTTACTGTAGGGCTCAGGGTAGCGTACTTCCATAAGTCTAACCATCGGATGTCAGTAGGTGGTTCAAGCACCCGACGAAAACACATCCTAATGGGTCGACCATTACTAACACACATTCCCCTCCCTCAAAGTGGTACGGTTTACAACCACAGCCAGAGCCGATTTGGCCTGTAGTCAACACCGGAATACGCCACATTGGGTAGTCTCAAAGGTCTCAATTTATGTAACCAGAGCTGGGGACATTGCAAAGCGGTCACGCCAGTTGGGAGAGTACCTACCACGCACCTCATACAAAACCATTCGTGTACAACCATATCGGGTGGCCGTCCGGTCGTGGGGCGCGTCGGGACAGTGACAAAC